CTCATCCAACCTTGCGACATTCCCGAGACTGATGAGGTGCGTGGCGGCGGCAGCTTGGATTTGCGCTCTTTGGCGCCTTCCTTGAACCCTACCGCGAGATAGCGGAGCGCATCAGCCGCGTGGCTGGCGTCATCGTGGACCGGCTCACGCGAATGCGATTGTTCGGCGCTTCCAGCATCCTTGATCTTGTAGCGATAGCGCCTGATGTGGTTCAGCCCATCGCCACACTTCTTTTCATCGAAGTAGAGCGACGGGAACACCGTGCGAACCGCGTTGATGCCATCCGCTACGGTCACATTCGGAACGGTAACGGCCTTCAGGCCAGCCGCTCTGGTTTGACCTAGAACCGTTTTGTCTGCTTCTACCTGACTGATATCCTTGTGACTTCCGTCATGCGGGAGCCAGATTTTGTCGTAGTAGTATCGCTTTTCCTGGAGCAGCTTCAGGTAGTGTGGCCAGAATTGAAACTGGTCCTGGTGGAAATCGATGACGTGAACGTTCATCCCGACTTTCTGGACGAACCAGAGCGATGTGAAGTCGGCATAGCCAAGGTCAGCGAACACGCTAACCGGGATGCCTTCTCGATACGGAACATTACAGATGCGGCCCTCTTCCTGGGCCTTCCTAAGCTCGTTCGCATAAACCGCTGCGTCGAGTGAGTTGCGGCAGTGACCTTCCCAGATATTCAGATAACCGTCAGGGTCGTTTTCCCGCGCGGTGTCCTTAAGGATACGAAGCTTCTCGGGAAACCACGGATTGTCGCGCCAGTTGATCGGAACCACCACCGCTCCAGGCGGCGGGTTCTTCACGAACCGAGCGTAAGTCTCGTCGGTCTCAAGTTCAGGGTTGAAACTGATCCAGATTTCGGAACCCTGACCGAAAGGCCCGTAAGGAGGGTCTTTGCGGAATGTCGGGACAACCGTGTCCCATGTCGTCTTGGAAACATCGACCGCCTCTTCCACAAAGAGGATATCGACGCCTTCCCTCGATTTGATACTCTTGACGTTGCGACGAAGGCCGCTGAACGAAAACTCAGTCCCTTCTGCCGTAGTCCCCGGACGACCAAATATCTTGGTGGCCTGGATCTCGTAGTGCCCCTCAAGCCCCAAGATCGGGATTTGCTGGCACAGGTTCTTGTAGACCGAATCTTCGATTGAGTTCTGAAACTCTCGGGCGCACAGGATGGTTAGCGCCTTCCGAGCCCCAAGGATCAATAGGGCGCGACAGATGCCCCACGTCTTGGCGCCACCGCGTCCGCCATGCAGAACTTTGTAGGGTGCCGGCTGGAAGAGGACGGAGAGCTTCTCGGGAAACTCTGCTCGTTTAAGCGATACGTCGCCCAATGCTAGTCCGATGCCTTTGATGGGACGAGGACGATCTCAAACTTCACATCAGTTTTGATCGGATCGCCGTTTGGCCCAGATAGTTCCGACTTGTCGGCAAGGCCGAGGTCTCGGGCGATGATGTTAGGGTTGAGAAGGTCGGCAGCCGCCCCGGCAAACTTCTGAGTGCGGATAATTTCCTCTACGCGCGTTGTGATGGCGGAAAAACCTTCGCGCCTCCCGTAGTCAGCCCAAGTTGCCCGATCGATGTCCAGGAAGATGCACAGACCCGAAATGGTCATGGCGCGCATCTTGGCTATCGGCTCGTGAGTGTTCACTCCCTGGAAGGACGTGACCTTGTCTTCCCACAGCGGATTAGCTTCGACCCATTCGAAATACTCGGCACACGCCGTCCAAAGATCATCAGGACTGGAAAATATGGGAGCGCGCCCATGGCTGCTTCTGGCTTTCCAGAATTGGTTGCCGACAGGCGCGCTCATCCATCATCCTCAGTACAGCATCGCCACAGGGCCAACGCCGGCCGTGTAGGTGGTCGGCGGGGTGATCGCGGCCGAGGTGCCGAACGTGCCGGTTGCCGAGCCAGTGAGCAGCGGGGTGACCGGAGCGTTGTAGGTGGCGAACTTGGCAGCAACCGCACCGTTCAACTGGACGACGATGAAGTAGACGCCGGCATTGACCGTCACGGGAGCGGTGAACGGGATTGCCTGCCAGGTATTGGCGGAGCCGACGACGACACCGGCAAGAGCGGTCGTGGCCACCAAAGCGCCGGTCGAGTCATGCAGTTCGAAGATGAACTTGTCCGTGCCGCCGGCAGCGCCGATCAGAGCGCGGATGCCGGTGACAACCGTGCCATCGGTGCCGACCGAGGTATCGACATAATAGCGGGTGCCGGCTACAGGGGTCGTGCTCGCGTTGTTGGAGAGGTAGGTGACGGCCATCGCCAGACGCACGAGCGAGAGCTTGGCGGTCTGCGGGTTCTGGCCGCTCGGGAGGAAGGTATCGAGCGCGACGTGCTCGCTACCGGTGATGAGGCTGTCAGTCTGGACGCCAGCGGTGTAAAGTCCGGCCATTTCAATTTTCCTTTCGACATGGATGTTGAGCAGGCCGGTTGGGCCTGTGCTTCAGGACTGGGTTTCAGGGTTCAGGAGAAAAGCGCGGTGGCGCTCAGGGTGCGGAGCGGAAGGAAAGAAAGCCCTTGCGCCCACTCCGCATACTTTGGGTCGTCAAGGAGACTTGCCGGACTGGCCCATTTGCCAGCCAATTCGGAGGTAACAATTTGCCGTGGCGCTAGATCGGGAGCGGTCCCGATTGCTACAAGGGCGTCCTTCTGGATCTGCGTCAGGACAAGCCAGCCATACATCAGCGATTGCCGGTCACATTGATGGTGATGGTGCCCGTGGTGCGCGTCCAGTTCACCCGCATGTTCATGGCGATGCCGTTGTTCAGCGGACAATTGGCATTGCCGGTGAACGTGATTACGTTGCCAGAAGCGTCGGTGAAGTTCGACCAAGTGCCATCGTCGTTCGGCCCGGTCTGGAGGTTGAATGATCCAGTCCAGGTTCCATTGGTCTGAAGCCATCCCGAACTGATGACAATCGGTGTACTGGCGCCGGACGCGGCGAGCGTGTCTGACTGCCTGAATGTCTGACTGGCCATGTCTGGATTCCTAAGTCGTCATTGCCTGCATTTGCGCAGCGGTGAATGTCAGGTTGGCGCCGATGGCGAAACGTTCGGTCCAGCCGCAGAGCGGCAGCGTCGCAGCGCCATTGTTAGAGAGCACGAAGTGGGTTGCCGATGGTGAAAGAGAACCGCCCGAGCGCGTGTAGACTGCGCCCCCGTTAACGCAGAGCGCCATGTTGCCGGAAGCATCCAGCCAAGCTGCAACCTTGTTGACATTTTCGCCTGTGCGCCACTCACCACCAGTCGTATTGAGGTTGACACCAGCAGCGAGGGTGACGTTGTTGCCTGCAATTAACTGGCCGCTGGTGACGCCATCCGAAACCCACAGCCCGCCGGCATTGGGAACGTAGTTATACCCCTGCCAATAGACCGCATAGGCTCCCTTGATGATCGAGGACAGCGGGCCGGCATCAGTGTTGAGCGCCCATGGCGTCTCGTGGAAGAGCGACCCGAAAGATGTCGATGTGATCGTGACGAAATGATAGTAACCGATGTCCAGGCCGCCGACCTGACCATGCGCGTTGGCGAAGTCTACGTCGATGGCATCGCCCGACGTGGCGATGTTGATGGCGAAGGTCGGGTTGGTGACGAGCGCGGCCGAGATAAACGGCTTGTAGGACGATGTGAGCGACGCTGTGATGTCGGTGATGGCGACGCCATCGATAGAGATCGTGACCTGGCCTGTCCCGGACACGCGCCGGATCATAGGCTCGAAGACACGCTGCGAAGATGCAACCGTAACGGCCTGTGTACAGGTGGCGGCGTTTGCCGTGGCTGTCAGCCTGGTGGCAGCGTTGGCCGCCCCATCGGCGCCTGTCGCCGTCTTAGAGGCCGTCATGTTGGTCTTGGTCCAGACGGCGTTCGTGAGATCACGGTTCCACAGGCCGACCATGCCCGTATTGGCAAACGACGGCGTGCCCTTGTTGGAGCGGCGCATGCCGGCCGCAGCAGTCGAGACTAGGGCTCCGGTCGCATCAGGAATGAAAGCCGCCTGAGAGACGCCACTGTCGCGAAAAAACCGACCGTCGTTGTTGTTGTTGCCGTAGGGCTGCGTTCCGCCCCTGGCGGTGCCAGCAACGAAATTGATCTCGTATGGGAAATCGGCAATCGTTCCGGTCCGTGAGACCCATTTGCCATCCAGCGGGCTGTAGACAGCACTCCTGAGCTGTTTCCGCAGCGGGTTATGCGTGCGGTAGCCGCTGCCCTCTTCCCCGCTCATACCGGCCTACAGATGAGCCTTGAGAAGCGCCTTGGCTTCGGCGAACAGGGCGGCAATCCTGGCCTCGATCGCGACAACCTCGCGATGAATCCAGCTTTCCGCCTTCGCCTCATCCTTTACCGCAAGGCGTTCTGCATCTGCCTGGACAGCAGTGGCGACGGATGATGCTGCGGTTGAAACAGCCGTTCCAACATCAGATGCGGCTGTCTGTGCGGCAGAGATGACTGCGGCGTTGGGATCTTCGCTCATTGAAGTGCCTCCTGTACAGCGACGCGGACTTAGATTAATGATTTCTTCGCGTCGCCTGGTAAACGCAAAAAGGACCGGGGGTGAGAGCCCGGTCCTTTCTTGAGTTGCCAGCGTCTCTCGGGGACTTGATCTAGCGTGACCGAGAGCGAAGGCAGAAGTGATTTTGGAGAGTTTTTCGTACACTGATTTGCTTGAGGACGCAACCGCACCAAGTGCGGCAAAACGTAGAACATGATCAGGCAGCCGGTGCAGCGGCCGGAGCGGGCTGGGGAATGTCGGCGAGGATTGCATCCGCCTGAGCTTCGAGCTGCGTTACCTGGCCCTGCGCGGCGGCTTCAGCGGCGTTCGCGGCATCGAGCGATGCCTGAGCGGTAGCCAGCTCAGCCTTGAGCTGATCATTCTGCGCCTGGACAGAGGCGGCATTGGCAAGCTCTGCCTTCATGGCGGCCATTTCGGTTGCAATGGTGTTCATCTTGGCGGCGAGGCTGTCGAGATTCACGGGCATGTGCTTTCTCCTACAACGGTGGAATTTGTTGAACAGGAAGGCAAAGAACCGGCCCACATAGCCGACGCACTCTTCGCACTCTGGGCAGTAATAGGCTGGCTTGCGCATCAGTCTTTGTACTGGCTCGCGAGCAGTTCGAGCGCCCACAGCAAGCCGCTGATGAGCAGCACTGAGCCGGCCATGACGGCCAGAACGATCAGGACAACCGTGCCAACGCCCATGCGAGTATCCTCACCAATCGAAGTCGCCGCCGCCGTCAGACGCGTTTATTGCCGCAACGATCAAGGCAGCGATTATGCAGGCGGTCGGGATGATCCAGAACGGCATCACTCGTACATCCGAATGATTTCGGCGTGGTCTTCCAGAAGCTTGAGCACCGAAGCCATCGGCATGCTTTCAGCACAGAGATTGATGGCGCATTCCAGGAATCGAGCGGCCTGCTCTGATTTGAACAGCGCCGCTTCTCGCTCGGCTATCTCGGTGATCTGCCGTGGCTCTGGCATGTCAGCGGCTTATGGACAGTCGAAACAGCGACCACGGCCCATGAGCAAGCCAGCATCGACCCATCCTGTCGCGCCAACTGAAGACTGGCCTATTGACCACAACATCGGTGAACTCGAAGCCGATCAGTTTCATTGGGCGACCGCCCGTAAGCTTCGCGAGGAGGTCGAGCATCTGTTCTCCTGGGTGGATTGCAGGCGGCCGAGTGTCCGGCGCTTAATCCGTAAGCTATGCTGATTGCAGCGAAGCTGGGGCCTGCAAACTGTGAAATGTGACGATGATCAGGCTGCGTCCAGCCAGCCCCATAGGCGTCTGCTGGCGATATCGCTGACGGTTCCTCGTGATACCCCGAACCGTTTGGCGAGATCCTTTTGTCGAACGCCACGCAAAAGTTCCAATCTTATCGTCCGCACTCGCTCGGCGTCCAGTTTCGCGACCTTATGGTCACTTCCTCGGATATGAGTGCCGTGAACGATGCAATCCGCTCGGTTTTGCGCTGGGGTTTTCCAAGACAGATGGTGCGGGTTGATGCAGGCTAGATGTCCCTTACCGCAGGAGTGCGCGGCCTCATGCTTTGGCGTCGGCGGTTCACCATGCGCGGCTTTGCAGACTAACCGAGATACGATGCGCTCCTTCCCGTCAAGAGAAATGCGTCCGTACCCTTTGCTGTCCGTCCCATATGGCCAAGTCAGGCAATCGTCACCGGTATATTCAGGGGCCAACTCCAGGAAACGGAGTTGATCCTCCTTCGGCCAGGATCGACGCATCAACAACCTTGCAATTTTTGGACGAGTTAAGGGCTTGCAGCGGAATCGCTTTTTTAGCGCCGCCATGTGGCAATCGGGACTGGTCCCAGTCGTCGCCGCAAATCACCTCGCGAAAATATATGCGAATTTAATTTCCATGGCAAGAGGCTATTAACGGCTATAAAGCCTAATGAGATCTAGCGCGTTTTGCGCCCCTTCCCGGCTGAAAGGGCCGAGGCTTGCATAGTCACCGTCGATCACGAACTGCCTGTCGGGCTTGCGCCAAAACGCCCACCATGGCGCCTGCTTAGGCGCGATTTCCACGATCCTATATTGGACCGGTTCCAGCCGTTTTGTGCCAGTCATCATCGTAAATTTTACCAACGGTTCATCCATCACGCCACCAGCTTCACCGCGTCCATCGGGACAGACATTTCCAGGCTTTGGATGAGCAGGCGCAACCGCCCTTCCCTATCCGT